GTGATGATGATTCTGATACTATCATCGTGGATCGCTGGTTCCAAACCGTGGCGCGCAATATAGCACTTGAACTATATGAACAACAGCAAGCGGATCCAGAAAATCGTGCAATGGCCTCAGATATGCGTGTGGTCCGTGCTAAGGATTTGGGTGACGGTCGTACAGAAGTCAGCTAAAATTGTTGTAAAAATACAACAAAATAGTTGTTGACATATACTGTGTTTGGTACTATAATAACACTTTCACTAACTCAACAGGAGTAATTTATGGCTACGAAAAAGACAACTTGGTATTTTCCTTTTACTAATGTACCAACAGGTCAAAAGATTGATATTAGTAAGATTCGCAATCCACTTGATCCAAAGAAACTAGCGAATCCTAAAGTAATGACATTGGAGGAAATTGTTTTACAGTTAGAGCAAAATCCTGACACCATGGCATACATCAACACATTGGTGGCAAACAAAAAAAGATTCAACACCAAATACATCGGACAATTAGTTAACGCACCTATCGGTAAAAATACATTTAATGAAATCACACAGCGATTGATTGATATCGGTCACTGCCATAACAACATCTTAACTAAACTGGACCCTAGACTATTGTCACCAGTATTTGCTACTCAACAACAGGACGGGACATATTCATGCTTTGACACACAGCATGGTTTAGCAGTTGTTGGTTTACTAGCAAAGTATGGCTTGTGGGGAAATAATGCAGAAGATTGGTTGAACTTTGAATTCCCTACTTTTGTTGTTGATGAACCTCATCCTAGCTTTACTCCCGAAGCCGCATTGCATCGTAACGGCAAAGGACAAAAACAGTGGGAACCTTATGACCATCATAAAATCAAAGTTGCCGCTGTTCGTCAATTTAATAACCCTACACAAAGCAAAGAATACTTTGAATCGGAAGACCGTCAAACACTTTGTGAATTGTACGAAGCGATTCCTCTGCCAAAGAAACACAAAGACTTTGGTAAAGCAGGAACACTACCTCGTACTGACGTAATCTATGATTGGAATTTAAATACACTTGAATTTATTCTTTCTACACATAAAACTTATTGGCACGGAACATTATTTGATTCGGCTGCATGGGGTTTATACGGCAATTTAGTTGAACAAATGCAAAAGAATAATTTTCCAACTAAAGGAAAAGAATGGAAGGTATTTCTCAATGATTTTAATGCAGTAATTTCCGAATGTTTTACTGACTTGGCAAATCTACGTACAGCAACAGAACGTGCGTATACAAAGTATTTTAAGAAAGCATTCCCTAATTTAAAGAATGTACCCTCATGCCCAAACAATGCAGCTTTGGCAATCGTTATGAAAATTTATCGTGACGTTGGCGGTTCATATTACTTAACTGGGGATGTTAACGATTTTATGCAAAATGGTTGTGATATCTACGATGAACTAGACCAAGAAACCAAAGACATTATCAAAAATGCCAAAAAGTAAATTCAAACTAGAAGGTAAGTGCGGTTGGTTCTACGTGATTCAATTGCACCATAATGGTAAATGGGGTTTTGGAATCACATTGAATAGTGACTCACGGCTACGTAAAGGTTACTGTAACCCCAGTGCAGAAAAACAAGTTTTCTGTCACTTGTATTATGGTAAATATAGTCAAATCACTTCACTTGAGCGCCATTTAAAAAATGAATGGAAAGACAAGATGTTAGTTTTATTTGATGACAAACTTGAATGGATTGACCCAAAACATAAAATTGATGGTGCTCAGATAACCAAATTTGTTGAGGACCGTTGCAAAGCAATTTACTCAGAAATTTATCGTATCAAAAAAGAATATCTACCATTCAGCCCTAGCAAAGTGTTTAAAGATATCAAAGATGACCCTGACACATTTTTGGAAACCATTTAACTTTACTATTATTAAATAGTAGTATATAATACAAAACATGAAATACGCACTTATCGATACCGCAAATACATTCTTTCGTGCCCGTCACATTGCATCACGCAATAGCACAGTGGACGAGAAGATTGGTATGGCAATACATCTTACTATGGCTAGCACTAATCAAATTGTGCGTAAGTTTGGCATTGACCACGTAGTGTTCTGTTTAGAAGGTCGTAGCTGGCGTAAGGACTATTACACTCCTTACAAAAAGAATCGTGTAGTAGATACAATGTCTCAGACAGAGGCAGAGGTTGAAGAAAACAAAATGTTCTGGGAAACATATGAAGCCTTCACAACCTATCTCAAAGAGAAAACAAACTGTAGTGTCCTTCGTGACCCAAAGGCTGAGGCTGATGACTTGATTGCACGTTTCATTCACTTGCATCCCGATGATGAACATTTCATCATCAGTAGTGATACAGACTATGTGCAATTGATTACAGACAAGGTAAAACAATACAATGGTGTAAGTAATGAATTGATTACACTTGAAGGTTATTTCAATGACAAGGGTAAGCAGGTCCTAGACAAGGAAAAAAATCCTAAACTACTAGAGGATCCACAGTATTTGCTATTCAAAAAATGTATGCGCGGCGATGCAACAGATACCGTATTCAGTGCTTTTCCCGGGGTGCGTGAAAAAGGTTCGGCAAAGAAAGCTGGATTGATTGAGGCTTATGCTGACCGCAATAAGCAAGGCTTTGATTGGAACAATATGATGTTGCAACGGTGGACCGATCACGAGGGTGTTGAGGTCCGTGTGCGTGATGCATACGAACGTAATCGGGTATTGATTGACTTGACAGCACAGCCAGATGATGTTAAGCTATCAGTAGATACAAACATTCGGCAATGTGTTCGCACAACTACAATTCCGCAAGTTGGCATTCATTTGATGAAATTTTGTGGTAAGTATGAATTGAACAAAATCTCTGATAACGCAGAAACTTATGCAAAATGGCTTAACAGCCCTTATGTAGGTACTCTAGTGTGAATAGAGTTTTGATTATATGTTGCTTACTATTGCATGGTTGTGCAGTAGTAGCAGTTGCTGATGCAGGTGTAACTGTAGTAGCAACCGGAGTAAAAGTTACAGCAAAGGCAGTGGGTGCGGTTGCAGATGCAATAATACCCGGGAAGTAATGATTGAGAAAAGAATACAAGAGCATAAGAAAGCAGCCGAGCAATATGTAAAGGATAATTTTCCTAATCTGAAACCTACCTATAAAACTTATCAAACTAAAGTCGATAATAAATTTGCCCAATTGATTATTAATGATTGTTGTAATATAATAATACAGACTTCTACATTTAGTGCATTACCCTTACAATATGTAAAATCTATTAAAGAAATGTTTGACTTTGAAGATGAAAGTAACTTACCAAAACAATGAGCCAAAAAATCGTATTAAATCAATACGATTCGGTGAGCCAGGTTTCATTATGAAGGATGAACGTGGTTTCAGTATTATACCCAGAGGTAGTTTAGAAATCAGTAAGGAATGTCCTGAAAATTATAAACAGATTTTACTTGAATGTATTAACAAACGCTGGTTAATACCAGTTGTGCATATGAAAGAATCTGAATGGATTTGGGATAAACTAGGAGAATAAAATGATATTTGATTTATTTAATAGAAACAAAGACAAAAGCAATGTTCTTCCATTTCCTGGTCCTTATGTTGAACCAGCTAAGCCAGTGAAAGAGCCTGAACCTAAAACATTATATTCTTTTGGTAGGACTGACGATAACCGCTTGACATTTACAATGGGATATACTACACTTACAATGACTGAAGGTGGTGTACAACATTTAATCGACCAACTAGAATTTTTCAAGAATCAATTGAGTAAAGAATGAAATTAAAAATTTGTGGTATAACATACGAAGTATTGTATAAGACACCTGAGGAAATGCAAGGTAATATTGGTCTTGCACTATTCAATAGTCAGGAGATTTGGATCAATGATACCTTCACTGAACAGACTAAAAAGATTGCATTGTGGCATGAAGTGTTACATATTTTAGACCATGCATACAATCTAAAGATGACAGAAGAACAGGTTAAGTTTCAAACACACGCATTGATTGCACTAGTAGAAGATAACCCAGAGGTATTTAATGGCACAACATAGTAATTATTGGAGTTGCACCCCTTTCGCTGATTGGGTGCGTGGTACACCTAAAGGTGGCGCAAAGACCAGCGAAGATTGGGATGATTGGCGGGACAAAGCCAAAGGCTATAATCCCGTGCGTTATTGGATTGCCGAAGAAGGTCTTGATAAACTACAAGATTTTGTAACATATCCTATTAGAAAGATTTATGATGTCAAGTATTACATTAATAACCGGTATGTTACTCGCACTCATGCTCTCACCGCTCATCCTCGTGATATTAAGCCTGGTTCTTGGAGTGATGTTGGCAGTCGCTTCCTTCCATGCTTATTTAATGAGTTGGTTGATTTTGTCGAAATCGAACAAGCCTGGAGCCACATTGCGTGGGGAAACAAGGAAGATCGTGCTAAATATGATCCTCCTTTCTGGGCTAGTGGTTGGTGGCGTTGGCGCACTTGGCGTTGCAGTCAAGCAGGTCTCGATCATCTTGACTGGGCAATGACTCTAACTAATAGTGATTGGGTTGATAAAAATGACCCTAACTATGGAAAACCCACTAGTCAAGCATTGGCTGCAAAAGAAATCAAAGAACTGTATAC